GCAATCAGACGTGGCCCACTCGCAGAGCCTACAAGTGCGACTGATGTGTTTGGCGTTAATTACGCTTACACATATGATGCAGCAGGTAATACTGGCGGTAGTTCAGCGCAGCTTCAAGGGTATTTGGGCGAACCTAGCGATATGTATTTAGGTGGGTTTAGAAATGGTAGCAGCAATAATGGTATAATTTATGATAGGCTACGTGGTGGGCAATATCTTGTAACAAATTCAAGTGCTGCGGAATCTTCCGATACTTACAAATGGGATAACATGGCAGGGTTTAATGTTGCTGCTTCTTCTCAGTATACCCCACTTATTTCATGGTCTTGGAAGCGTGCACCCTCGCTATTTCGATGTGGTTGCTTACACAGGCACAGGAAGCAATTTACAAATATCTCATAACCTTGGTGTAGCCCCTGAAATGATGTGGGTAAAAATACGAAGTGGTGCAACTAATGATTGGGTTGTGTACCACAAAGACTTGCCAACATCAGGAAACACAAAAAAGAGTTTATTTCTAAATAGCACTAGTGCAGGAGGCTACGGAGATTACTTTGCTAATGCTTCTAGCGTACATGTTGCTCCTACATCATCAGTATTTACACTTGGTTCAGAAGCTGCCGTAAATGGAAGCTCTAGTTATAACTACATAGCCTACCTTTTCGCTACCGTAGCAGGTGTATCCAAGGTGGGAAGCTTTAGCCATACAAGTGGACAAACGCAAAATATTGATTGTGGGTTTTCTTCTGGAGCTAGGTTTGTTCTTGTAAAACAATATGCAAGCTCAGGGGCTTGGTTCCTATATGATACAACAAGAGGTATTGTGGCAGGTAATGATCCTAGACTTAAATTAAATGATACAAGCGCAGAAAATACCAGTAACGATGATATAGACCCACTAAGCTCAGGTTTTACACTAACAACTAATTTTAGCGGTGGTGACTACATCTTCTACGCAATCGCATAGTAAAGGAATAACACATGACAAAAGCAAGAGACTTAGCAAACTTAATATCAACAGGTAATCCTCTGGCTGATGGTGCAATAGCAGTAGCAGAGGTAACTGGTGCAGCGCCATTAGCAAGCCCAACATTTACTGGTGATGTTACATTGCCAGATAAGATTGTGCATACTGGTGATACCAATACAGCTATACGATTTGCAGACGCTGATACAGTTACTGTAGAAACAGGCGGCTCAGAACGTATGCGTATTGATAGTGGTGGTAAAGTTGGCGTTGGTACAACTTCTACATATGCAAACTTTTCTGTAAATGGCGATGGCGGTGCAGCGTCAACAGGCACGCAAGCAATCTACGCAGAAGGTGCGAAGAGTAGTTTTGCATCTGCTGCTTACAAACTTTGGCAAAACCAATTAGCAATAAATGATACGACTTCACCGACAACAGGAACAGGCGGTGCGTTNAGTCTNTTAGGTAGAAGCGATACTGGCAACAATAACCCTACTACTGGTGTAACTGTAGAGGCAGCAAAAACAAATGCTACCAATACAGATTATAGTTTTGATGCTGTTCATAGGGTACGTCATAATGGTAACGCAACAATGCAAGAGCATATGCGTTTGTCTCCTACATTTAACAGTTGGAGTGTAGGCGGTTCAGAAAAGTTTAGAGTAGCAAATACAGGTGCTTTCGGCATTGGCGGTGCAACCTACGGTACATCAGGACAGGTTCTAACATCTGGTGGCTCTGGTGCTGCACCTACTTGGGCTGATGCAGGGGGCGGTGCTTATGAATTAGTAAGCAAAACAACCATTTCCTCAAGCACTTCTGAAGTTACAGTAAATGGTATTAGTGCGCCACAAAATCAATTACTTATATTAATCGATGGACTAGAATTAGATGCACAAGGTAATTTTATGCTTATGTATAGAAATTCGTCTAATACAAATTTAGATAATACTGGGGGTATCAATGCTAACTATCCACAAGCTTCATTAGGAGCTTTAGCTTATTCTTCTACAGTACAAGTATCTAGAACTACCCAAGGATATGGAATTTTTTTAAATCACTCACAAGTACAAGCTAACACAATACTTAATGGTTTTATAAGAATTTTTAACTTTGGTATAGCTAATGCCACACCTTATGCTATGGGGCAGATGGCTCATAAGATTGGACCAAACTTAAACGAATTTAGGTATCATACTTTTGGTTCTGAAGGAGTTTTTTCATCAGGGCAGACTGTAACAGGACTACGATTTTACAGTCTTAACAGCCAAAATATGACAAGCGGAAAAATTTATGTATACAAATTACTGTGAGGTAAACTAATGTCTTATAGATATGAAGATGGCGTAAAGATAGAAAACTCTGAAGAATATCTTGAGGAGCGTGCAGCCGAAGCTGCTAGAAATGCGCCAATTATTGCTGCTCTTCAAGAAAACGAAATGCGAGAACAACGCAACGACTTACTCGCAGCATCTGATTGGACACAAGCAAACGACAGCCCATTGGCTAACGATAAGAAGATAGAATGGGCATCGTATAGAACTTTGCTGCGTGACTTGCCGTCTAGTTCTGATTGGCCTGATGTTACGTTTCCAACAGAGCCAAGTTAATGGAAAAAGCGGCTATTATAATTGCTATCTCTGTGCAGTTTGGTGGCCTTGTTTGGTATGTGAGTACACTTGATAGCGGTGTTGAAACTAATGCAAGAGAGATTGCTCGTCATGAGATTAGTATAAATAAGTTAGAAGATACTGCTCAGTCTCAAGCTTTGATGTCAGCTAGAATAGATGAAAATATAAAAGCTATCCGTGAAACATTGGAGAAAATGGCGGCTGAGTAATGGACCCAGTTTCATGTGTAGCTTTGGCAACAGGTGCGTATAAAACGCTTAAGGCTGCTATAAGCACAGGAAAAGATATTCAAGAAATGACTGGAACTTTGTCTCAATGGGGCAAGGCTTTCTCTGACTTTAGTAATATAGAAGAAAGAGAAAAGAACCCACCATTCTGGAAGAAAACATTCAAAGGGTCTGATGAAGAAACTGCACTAGAGATCTTTGCAAACAAAAAGAAAATGGAACACATGAGAAGTGAAATAAAAAATCATATCTCATTTACCTACGGACCAAGCGCATGGAAGGAAGTATTACATATAGAGTCGCAGATGCGTAAGAAAAGAAAGCAAGAGTTGTATAGGAAACAGGAACAGATTGATGCGGTTATTAACTTTGCTATTGGTGCTGTTATCTTTGCTATTAGTGGCGGCATTTTGTTTTGTTTGTTTTATTTTCTTGGCAAATATCAGGGTAGATGGTGATGTGGTTTTTAGTTTGGATGCAATTCCTGAATGGAACTTTTACTTACTATCAGATTGGAACTTATGGTTCAGAAGAGATGTGTGAGTTGGAGAAGGCAGAAGCGTCTGTTATAATTACTAATAACAATTCTGCTGTTCATTGCTTATATACTAACAAGTGAGGTTTTACATGGCGCATACTGTAGTAGATGATTGGAAGATAATACCGAGGCTAATGATGTTGGCTGTAACAGTTCTTACATATCAAGCTGTTCATTGGTATATGGCATTACCTTCCCCAAGCTTAGAGCAATCAGGACTAGTGTCTGTTTGTATGGGCGCATTAACAGGATGCTTTGGCATTTGGATGTCAAAAGAATCAACACCAAACAAGGGAGGTAACAATGTTACAATCACTGATAGGTCCGATTACTGAGTTAGCAGGTGGTTGGCTGAAAGGTAAAGCAGATGCACAGGCGGCTGCTGCTAATCTAAAGCTAGTAGAGGCCGAGGCCAAAGCAACCATCATGAAGTCTGCTGCTACGAGTGAGGCTGAGTGGGAAAAGCTCATGGCGCAAGGCACTATGAACTCATGGAAAGACGAATATCTCGTTCTACTTTTCTCTATCCCACTTATTTTAGTGTTCACCGGTGAATGGGGGCGTAACGTCGTTGCAGAGGGCTTCACAGCGTTGGAACAGATGCCAGAGTGGTATCAGTATACATTAGGTGTTATCGTAGCCAGTAGCTTTGCTGTGCGCTCTGCTACTAAGTTTTTTAAAAGGAAGTAAAATGGGATTTGAATTATCAAAGAGAAGTAACAACAGACTAAACACTGTTGATCCTCGTATGCAGTATGTTGTTCGAGAAGCGATCAAGCTAACCAAGGTTGACTTCGGAGTGATATGCGGCAAGCGAACTGAAGCAGAACAACGTAAACTAGTTGAGTCTGGTGCAAGTCAAACAATGAAAAGCAAACACCTTGACGGAATAGCCGTTGACCTCATGGCTTACGTAGGGTCAAGAGCCAGTTGGGAACTCAATCTATATGATGATATTGCTGACGCAATGGCAGAAGCTGCACGTAAGTTTGACATCGGTGTATGTTGGGGCGCTGCATGGGCAACACCATCTGATCCATACCCAATGGACATATCCAAATGGGATGGGTCAATGGAAGATGCAATGAACGCATACGTTGATCTGAGAAGATCACAAGGACGCAGACCATTCATTGATGGACCACACTTCGAACTAATCATCTAAACTCATTGAGTCTATGCCACGTTGTATCATGTCTTTGTTCATGGCGTGGCATACATCTAATAGTTGCATGTAAGCTTTGAGAAAGTGCTCCATCTCTTTGTTGCCAATCATCCATCGATCATGTGGCAAGCCTCTGTGTGCTCTTTCAATAATTTTATTTGCGGTCTTGAAGTACTCAGGTAGTTCCATGTCTCTCATTCCAATGTAATATTCTATGACAATTGGGACAGAGTGGTATACACTTTGCTGCTTCTTTGTAAGCTCGAGNGTACTGTCCCTGATTTACAAACGTGCTTACTTCAGCTTCTTTTTTTGAGTCACCTCTATGGTGGAAGTCAATCAAAGCAGGATGCTGTATACCACAATGCTGACAGCTAAGTGAAGCTTTAAATGCTAGCCAAGCATCATGTCTTTTTCTTTTATTTTTTTTATTTGCCGCAATAACTTTTTCTCTATTGCGTCGATACCATTTACGTCCATATTCACGTTGGTATTCTTTTCTTCTTACTGGGTCTTTAATCGGCATCTGTTGGTCTGGGCATTGGTTTGACCAACTGTTTTGACAGAAGTGGTGTGCGTTGACAAGTCATCATTATTTTTTTGCCGTAGGTGTCAAGCAATTCAAAGTATACACCATCTAATATTCCTCTGTTCATAGCAGAGTAACATTGTTCTTCGCTTGGGAAGAGAATGCTTGTTGACATCCTCTCTCCCTCAACCCAGTAATGAATAACAAGAAAAGTCCAGAATAAATTTATCATTGCATTTCCCAAGGTGCTGTTGATAGTGTAACTGTTTTCTTTCTGTACACTGTATCACACTTTGTCATTTCTTCCCCATACTTTTTCTTGAATGATATTCCGTGATAGTGTGCAAAGCGTCTGAGCTTGTCTTTGTCCATACCAATCTTTCTTGCTGTCTCTGCAACAGTGTGTTTGCTGCTGAACTTTAGTATTAGTTCTTTTACTTCACGCTCATGGCGTACTTTCATTTGTGCATATGTTTCCATTTATACCTCCTGATAAAAAGACCTCCCCGAAGGGAGGCCAGTTGTGTCAACTAGTAGGGAACGGAGAAGAAAACCTACTAAGCGTGACCGCTATTAGAATGGGATCTCATCATGTCCTACTGATGATTTACCTTCTGAGTATTGACCCTTATCCAACTTGTCGGACACAGAGAAAGACATATACGGTTTATCGTCCTTCATTTTCTTCCAAGCTGCAAGTCTTTTGTTATCAAAGAGTGGCCCAGTGTAATCTGGTGAACCCTCTTTTGCACCTTCATTCTGAAACAAGACGCCAACTTTCTGATATATTTCAACCACTTGTTTACCATCTTTTGTTTCATCCATCACACAAGTAACCTTCATGTCAGTACCATCACTGTTGATCTTACCCTGCAAGATAAGTCTTTGTGTTGGGAATGGTGTGAAGGCTGCGCCTGTATTTGTGTTGTCGTAATCTGCCATGCTTCTGGCTCCTTTCTCAAAGTTAAGTGGGGTGGAAACAGGAACACGCACCACCCCTTTGCGCCACTAGGAGGGATCAACTCAAACCCCCCTCGTTCCTGCAATCTAGAAATTAATCTCTTGAACATTCCCTCCTGTTCGCGGCTTACTTGGGGAGCCGCTCACCTTTCGGGAAGCATCGTTACCATCATCATCTTCAGTAGGAAGATTGAGAATGGATAGTATACCATAGCGTCTAGCGTAGGTAATAGCACTGCCCAAGCCCTGCATGTCCTGCTTGCTCAAGACAACAGGAACTTTGGTTTGCAAAGTAAAACCGCTCTCATGAAATAGCTCAGTAGATACATACGCACCGAACTCATCCTTGCCGCAGATGTGACTCAGAAAGAATCCATTGTCTTGCAATGGTTCTGTTACTGCTTCGATAACATCCTCGAGCGTAGCGTAATGGCTCTTGAAGTGAGGATTGCTGCCTTTCTTTTTGATAGGCTGTATTTCATTGCGTACTTTTATTAGTAACTTGACGTGATCTTTCATTGATTTCTCCTTGTTATTCTAAGTGATCCACGTTTGTCTCGTTTGACCGAGATCTGATCGTTGTATACTTCTCGTTCGTTATCACCGACCATTTGTTTAAGGTCTTTCTTTGCGTTCTCAAAGACCCTATTCTTTTCGTAGTAGTTGACGTATGTGATTGCGGCATAGCAGAACTGGTTGTCTCTGCTTGCGTCTCGCACAACCATGTTGTCAATCGGGATGTGGTTTGTGCTGAGTGTCGGTGTGTCAATACCAATCGGCTCTTCATTGCGTAACACGTAACCCCAGAAGTCTGACACCACTGCCCACATTGAATCGAAATACTCCTTGTCATATGAGACAAATGCTGACTCCCATTTATTATTCCCAAAAATTACTGACATCCATATGCCTTCTGCACCAGACAGCTTGCAATATGTTTGCAACTGCGGCATGTAATATTTAATTACATCATCCATGTTGTTGTAAGCATTAGTATGCTTTGCTTCTACTGGATTGATATGATTATACATTGCATCAATCGTACCCTTGACAGGTACAATTCCAATCTCTCTTTCATAACAAAATTGAAAGCCACCAAGAACACAATCATGTTCTTTTGCAAACCAATCCAAGTTGAACTGCTCAGTGTGGACACCAAG